GCGGCACCCGCTGATCATCGATCTGGCGGGCCTGGCTATTCCTTCGCAATCGCGACCGATCCGCTTTGGCCACGATCCGCTTTCCGGCATCGGCCACACCGACAGCATTCGCGTCGAGCAAGGACAACTGGTCGCGGCGGGCGTGGTCTCCCGCGACACGGCGGCCGCCCGCGAGGTCGTCGTCAGTTCCAAGAACGGTTTTCCCTGGCAGGCGTCCGTCGGCGCGAGCGTCGATGAGTTCGAGTTCGCCAAGGAAAACCAGCAAGTGACCGTCAATGGCCGGCAGCATAGCGGCCCGCTGAACATCGTCCGCAAGGCGACGCTCGGTGAAATCAGCTTTGTCGATCTCGGGGCCGACGGGGCGACCAGCGCGACCGTTGCTGCCACCGCCCCTTCGCCAGGAGAACCCGCAATGGATGAGCCGACCACCACTCCCGTTGATACGCCCGAGCCGGTGCAACCGCCGAACCAGCCCGTGACGGCCACCAGTCCCGTCGACGACATCCGCGCCCAGGCTGCCGCCGAGACGGAGCGGATCGCCGCCATTCGGCGCATCTGCGGCGGCCGCCAGCCGCAACTGGAGGCCCAGGCGATCCGCGAGGGCTGGGACCAGCAGCGCACGGAACTCGAATACCTGCGGCTGACGCGCCCCAAAGCGCCGGCGGTTCACGTCCCCGACAATTCGGTCACCGGCGCGGTCCTCGAAGCGGCCTGCCTGCTCACCGCCGGGCTGGACGAAGTCGACCGCGCCTACGAGCCGCAGACGGTCGATTTGGCCGCGCGGCGATTCCGCGGGGGAATCGGCCTGCAGGAGTTGTTGCTTGAGGCGGCCTGGGCCAATGGTTACACCGGTCGCAATTTCCGCGACAGCCGCTCGGTGCTCCGTTACGCCTTCGGCCGCACGGTTGAGGCCGCCTTCTCGACCATCGACATCGGCGGCATTCTATCGAACGTCGCCAACAAATTCCTCTTGGAGGGATTCTTCAGTGTCGAGCGGACGTGGCGAAACATCACGGCTGTACGCAACGTGAGCGACTTCAAGACGGTGACCAGCTACCGCCTGGTGGGCAAAGACCAGTACGAACAAGTCTCGCCGACCGGCGAACTGAAGCATGGCACGCTGGGCGAGGAGAAGTACGAGAACAAGGCCGACACCTACGGCCTGCTGTTGTCCATCGACCGCCGCGACATCATCAACGATGACCTCGGCGCGATTACCACGGTTCCCCGCAAGCTCGGACGTGGCTCGGGCCTGAAGATCAACGACGTCTTCTGGACGACGTTCCTCGCCAACAGTGCGTTCTTCACGGCCGGGAACAATAACTTCATCAGCGGCGCCAGCACCGCGCTCTCCATCGATGGTCTGACCGAAGGGGAAGTGACCTTCATGGACCAGGTGGATGGCGACGGCAAGCCGATCGGGATCATGCCGGCAATCCTGCTGGTGCCGACGGCGCTGTCGGCGATCGGCTCGCAGCTATTCAAGTCGATGGAGTTGCGGGACACGACGGCGACCACGAAGTACCCGGTGTCCAACCCGCACCAGGGGAAGTTCCGGGTCGAGGTGAGCCGCTACTTGTCGAACGCGCAGTACACCGGCAACTCGGCCAAGGCCTGGTATCTGCTGGCCGAGGCGACCGATCTGCCCGTGATCGAGGTCGCGTTCCTCAACGGCCAGGAGTCGCCAACCATCGAGACGGCCGAAGCGGACTTCAATGTACTCGGCGTGCAGATGCGCGGCTACCACGACTTCGGTGTGGCGCTGCAAGACCACCGCGGCGGCGTGAAGAGCAAGGGCGAGGCGTAAGCGTCCACCAACAACATCGGCTCGATCAGGAGAAGCAGAAATGGCAGGAGCGGTTTTCATTCAGGAAGGCCAGGCAATCGATTACACGCCTGGCAGTGACGTGGCAGTCGGTCAAGTCGTCGTGCTCAGCGACCTGGTCGGCATCGCCAAGCGCGAAATCAAGACCGACACGCTTGGTGCGCTGGCCGTGGAAGGCGTCTTCGACGTGGCCAAGGAGGCCGGCGGCGGCGTGACGTTTTCCGCCGGCGACAAGGCGTACTGGGATGACACCAACAAGGTCGCGGTGACCACGGACGGCGGCGGCGCGAACAAGTTGCTCGGAAAAGCCGTGGCGGATGCGGCCGATGGCGACGCCGTCGTCCGGGTTCGGCTGAGCCAGTAACACAGTCTGGAGATCACGACATGGTGAAAAGCGATCTGTTCCCGCATCTCACGGCCTGGATGCTCGTGGCGCTGGTGGTGGCCGTCATTTTGTACGACACGTGGGCCGCAACCTCGACCGGCGCGCCGACGATCAGCGGCTTCTTCCGCGCCGTTTCCTCGCAGTATCCGATCCTGTCGTTCGCGCTGGGCGTGCTGGTCGGACACCTGCTGTGGCCGGGGGCAGCCCAGGGGGTTTGAAACGATGGCCGACTTGCTCGAAACCGGATCGAACTGGCTGCAAGGCCAGCGAAAGAAACACGCCACGCGCGAGGTCACATACCGGCGCGGCATTGATTCGGTCCCGGTGCAAGCCACGGTCGGTCGCACGGTGTTCGAGCAGGACGACGGCAGCGGCGTGATTGTCCGCACGGAGGTCCGCGACTACCTGATCGACACGGCGGACCTCGTGTTGGCCGGGCAAGCAACGCTTCCCGAGCGTGGTGACCGCATCGAGGAAACCGAAGGCGGAAAGAAGTTCACCTACGAGGTCATGTCGCTGGGGACCGAGTCACACTGGCGCTACAGCGATCCGTACCGCAAAACGCTGCGGGTCCATACGAAACACATCGCCACGGAGGATGTTTGATGGCCGTGATTACGGACGTTGCCGACGCGCTGGTTGCTGAACTGAACGCGGCTTCGTTGAGTCAGCCGCTCACCGCGGCGCGGCACTACGTTCCGTCGTTCGAGCTGCAGGACATGAAAGACCTGCACGTCAGCGTCGTGCCCAAGGGCGTCGTGATCACCAAGAGCGACCGCAGCCGCAACACGAACGACATCCAGGTCGACGTGGCGGTGCAGAAGAAGTTTGAGACGGGCGACGCGGCGGAAATCGATCCGCTCGTGAACTTGGTTGAGGAGATCGCCGACCACTTTCGCCTGCGGCGTCTCGACAGTTATCCAGCGGCCCACTGGATCAAGACGGAACACGCCCCTATTTACGCCCAGGAGCATTGGGACGAACTGCGGCAATTCACCAGCGTCCTGACGCTGACGTTTCGAGTCGTGAGGTAATGAATGATCGCGATGCAGGCACGGACTCGCGACAACACGAAGCAGGTGCTGACCAAAGCCAAGAAGGGCAGCATCAAAAGCCTCGGCCACGCCGGCGCGACGATCCGATTGACGGCCAAGCGTAGTATCCGCCGCCGCAAGAAGCCGAGCGACAAAGGACAGCCGCCGAGTACCCGCAAGGGACAACTTCGCGGCGCGATCATGTACGCCGTCGAGAAACAAAACGACGTGGTCGTGATCGGGCCGGAGCAGGCGAAGGTCGGCAAGTCGGCTTCCGCGCACGAACACGGCGGCCGCTACAAGCGGCAGCGCTACCCGAAGCGGCCGTTCATGGGCCCGGCACTCGAAACCACCAAGGAGCGACTGCCCCGCAAGTGGGCGGGCTCCGTGAGAGCGTAATCAACAGGAGATAAACGTCATGGCCACGCGACTGGGCATGGACGCGAAACTTTACCGCAACACCGGCACCTATGCCGCGCCGACCTGGGTCGAGGTGAGCAACGTCAAAGACGTCACCTTGAACCTGGAGAAGGGCGAGGCGGACGTAACGACCCGTGCCAACGCCGGCTGGCGGGCCACGGTCGGAACGCTCAAGGACGCTTCGATTGAGTTCCAGATGGTCTGGGACACGGTCGACGCGGGTTTTGACGCCATCCGGCAGGCGTTCTTCGGCAACACGCCGCTGGAATTCGCCGTGATGGACGGCGACATCACCGATCCCGACTCCGAAGGCTTGCGGGCGACGTTCGACATCTTCAACTTCACCCGCAACGAAGCGCTGGAAGAGGCGATCCTGGTCGATGTGTCGATCAAACCGACCTACGCCGACAACGCGCCCGAGTGGATCACCGGCGGACCGTAAACGAACGAAGGGAACCCATGAAGACATTTACCGACAACGCCGGCCGAACCTGGACGGTCGCGATCAACGTCGAGTGCATCAAGCGGGTCAAGACGCTCCTCAGCGTGAACCTGCTGGACGCCATTGAGGGGAAGCTGATCGAGCAGCTCGTTTCCGACCCGGTGATGCTCTGCGATGTAATTTACGCGATCTGCAAGCCCGAGGCGGACACGAAGGAAGTCAGCGATGAGGAGTTCGGCCGGGCGATGGCGGGCGACGCCATCGACAACGCGACGACCGCACTGCTGGAGGAACTCGTCGATTTTTTCCCGAGCGGCAAGCGCCAGGTGCTGGCCAAGGCGCTGGCGAAGCTCAAAACGTTCCAGACCAAGGCGGTCGAGACGGCCAGCAAGCGGTTGGACGATCCGAAGCTGGACCGGCAACTGGAAGCGCTCTTGGGCGAGGACGAGTTACCGGAGCCGATGCCTGGAAGCTGATCTGGCAACTCGCCGGCATCGTGGGCGTCGATCCGAATCCGCTGACGCTCCGCGAGTTGATCTGGATGGTCGGCGCGCGGCGGCAGGATCAGTGGTCGCATACCGCAGCGGTGATGGCGCTCACGGCCAATGTCCACCGCAACCCGAAAAAGCGGTCGAAGCCGTACTCGCCCGCCGAGTTCCACCCGCTCGTCGAGCGAAAGCCGGTCGTGATTGCAAAGACCGGCATTCGCGTCCTGAAACGTGTGTTTGTTGACAGAAGGTGATTGACATAAACCATGCCCTCGGCTCAAGCCATCCGCGCCGGCGCGGCCTATGTCGAACTCTACACGAAGGACAGCCGCCTTGTCCGTGGGTTGGCCCGCGCGTCGAAGCGTCTACAAGCCTTCGGCGCGAGCGTTCGGGCGATGGGACTCAAAGTCGCGGCCGCGGGCGCGGCGATGCTCGCGCCGCTGCTGGGGGCGGCCAAGCTCTTCGCTTCCACCGGCGACCAACTCGACAAGATGCGGGCGCGGACTGGTTTCTCCGCCGAGGCGCTCAGCGAACTCGGCTTTGCTGCGGAACAGGGCGGCGCGTCCATCGACCAGCTCGACCGCTCGCTGGCGGCGATGGCCCGCTTCTCCGTGATGGTCGAGCGCGGGCTGAAAACGTCCACTGATCTGCTCGACATGCTCGGCGTCTCCGCTGAGCAATTCAAACAGGCCAGCCCCGAGGAGCGGTTCAAGCTGCTGGCCGAGGCGATCTCCAAGATCGAAGACCCTACGCTCCGGGCCGGCATCGCGTTGAACGTGTTCGGCCGCAGCGGTCGGGAGCTACTGCCGATGATCGAGGGAGGGCGGGCGTCCATCGAAGCGCTGCAGGAAGAGGCTCGCCGCCTCGGCATCACGATGACCGACGAGGACGCCACGTCGGCCGCCGAGCTGACCGATGCGATGAACCGCCTGAAGCGGCAACTCCAGGCCATCGTCGTGCAGATCGGCGCGGCGCTCGCGCCGGTGCTGACCGAAATGCAAAAGCGGATCGCCCCCCTCATCACGTCGGTCATCAAATGGATCAAAGGGAACAAGACGCTGGTCGTCACGGTCTTCAAGATCGCCGCCGCCGTGGTGGCGGCCGGCGTCGGTCTCATCATTCTTGGGACGCTGATTTCCAGCGCCGGCGCGGTGATCGGCGGGCTGGTCGCCGTCATCGGGGCGGTCGGAACCGCGATTGCCATCCTGGGAAAAATCATCGCGCTGCTGCTCACGCCGATTGGGTTGGTCGTCCTCGCCGTCGTGGCCCTGGCCGGATACCTGCTGTACGCGAGCGGCGTCGGCGGGAAGGCGCTGGCGTGGCTGGGCGAGCGGTTCGAGACGCTCAAGAACGACGGCATCGCCGCCTGGCAGGGAATCGCCGACGCGCTGGCGGCCGGCGACATCGGCCTGGCCGCGAAGATCCTGTGGCTGACGCTGAAGATGGAATGGAAGCGGGGCGTCCACTTCCTCAACGGCCTCTGGATCGGGGCCAAAGAGTTCTTTCTCTCGCTCTGGACCAACGCCGTCTTCGGCGTCGCCAAGATTATCAACAACGGCTGGGCGGCCATCGAGGTCGGCTGGACGGAAACTGTTGGGTTCCTGGCCGACGCCTGGTCCGTCTTCACCAACCTGCTCACCAAGACTTGGCACAACACCATCGGCTTCATCAAGAAGGCGTGGGTGCGGCTCAAATCGCTGTTCAGCGACGAGGTGGACGTCGACGCCGAGGTTTCGCGGATCAACCAGGAGGTGAGCCAGGCCACCGAAGCGGCCGATCAGAAGATGCTCGAAGCCGTGGGCCAGCGGGACCGCGAGCGACGCCAGCGCCGCGAACAGATCGAACGGGACCGCGCCGGCGTCGAGGCGACGCTCGGCGAAATGCAAGCCGAAGAGCACGCTCGCCGGCAACGCCAATTCGCCGACGACCTGGCGGCGACCGAAGGCGAATTGGCCGACGCGCGGCGCGAGTGGCAGGAGGCCATCGCCGAGGCGGCGAAGAAACGCAAGGAAGCCGAGTCGGGCGAGCCGGAACGCATGAAGGAACTTCAGGACAGCCTGTCGTTCAGCGCCGGCGCGCTCGGTGAAGAGCAGCGGAAGGTGGAAGTCAAGGGCACGTTCAATGCGCTGGCCGCCCGCGGACTCGGCGCAGACAGCCTGGCCGAACGGACGGCGCGGGCCGCCGAACAGATCGTCGTCAACACCAAGGACCTGCTCGATGAGGCCAAGCAAGGAAAGCTCGTTTTCGCGCAGTAGGTCGCCATGCCGATCACCATCGACGAGAAATTCGATAGCCGCGAGGCGACGGAGAGCGAAAGCCCGACGACCGAGCTGTTGTACGTCGTGCAAGGCACTGACGACGATCTGCTGGTCAAGTCACTCGTTGCCGCCACCGCACCGGCGATCTACGACGGGCTCAAGCGTGATAGTTTCTCCATCAAGACGTTGGGCGGCGGCGTGTGGGAATGCTCGGTTCAGTACGTCGAGATTGAGAGCGAGTCGCAGTTCACGTTCGACACGGGCGGCGGCACCCAGCATATCAGCCAGGCGATTGAGACGATCAATCGCTATCCGGCCCCGGGCGAGGTCGCACCCGACTTCCAGAGCGCCATCGGCGTCAACCAGGACCAAATCGAGGGGACCGACATCACGGTCCCGGTCTACAACTTCACCGAGACGCACTACATCGACGATGCCCTAGTGACCGGCGCGTACAAGGCGACGCTCTTCTTTCTGACTGGTCGCGTCAATGACGCCACGTTCAAAGGCTTCGCCAAGGGCGAGGTCCTGTTCCTGGGCGCGTCGGGCGCGAAGCGCGGCTTCGAGGATTGGGAGATCACGTTTCGCTTCGCCGCGAGCCCGAACGTGGCCGGTTTGCAGCTCGGCAACATCGCGGGCATCGACAAGGAGGGCTGGCACTATCTCTGGGTCCGCTTCGCCGACGAGGAGGACAACGCGGCGAAAGTGCTGATCAAGAAACCGATCGCCGCTTACGTCGAGCGGGTCTACGAGTACGGTGACTTCTCCGGCCTGGGGATCGGAACGTAACGATGGGAGATCGCTACAAGAAGACCCAGGCCGGCCAGCCGCTCGACATCTCGGCGGAAGTCTGGAACTCGTTTCTCGACACGGTCCGCGAGCAGAAGGGCAAGAAGCACGACCAGCTCGCCGAAGCCCTTGATCAAGTCCGCCAGGGCGACATCATCAAGGTCCGCAACAACAGCGGTGACGACCGGCTGCGGTTTCACGTGCTGGGCATCGACTCGCCGATCATTTCGCCCGGCGAACACCTACGCGAGTTCAAAAACCAGGTCGCGCTCGAGGGAGTCAAACCGAAGCATCCGCTCCACTTCACGCGATTCGCCATCCTGCTGGACCCGCTGCGCGACGGCAAGATCGGTCGGGCATGGGTGGCAGGCGTCTGTCCGGCTTACATCGAGGTCGAGGACCCCTGCCACGAATTCGCCGACGTCAAACATTGCGATCCCACGGCGCTGGTCAGCCGGCCGGCCGGTTCGGCCAAGATACTCTGGCGCGAGGGTGGAACTGGCGGGCAATGGGCCGTCGTGCGGCTGTCGAATTACCCGGAGGACTTCCGTCGCTTCAAACTGATTACACCGCTTCCCCGCTGCGGCGCTGCCTCCGCAGTGCGGGTCATCTACGACGGCTCGAAGGCCGATCTCCCCTGCCCGCAGACGCCCCCGGAAACCGGTTGGTGCGAAGTCGACTGCCCGTTCACGGTCTACGACTCGATCGGCGTGGTCTGCCCGGACATCTGCCAGCTACCCGGATCACCAAGCGGCGAGTGTTGCGAGTTGGCCGATTCGGTTCCCGCCGGCACGTTCGGCTGGGCCAAGTGGATGGCCGACAGCCGCAAGTGGGAAGTCGTCCAGTTGGGCGAAGGCTGTTGCGAGAAACCGAGTTCGTCATCTTCCTCATCGAGTTCCTCGTCGAGCAGTTCCTCGTCTTCCGAATCGTCCTCATCGTCTTCCAGCTCTTCGTCCTCCAGCAGCGAGTCTTCTTCCAGTAGTGAGCCCTCCAGCAGTGAGCCGTCGAGTAGCGAATCGTCCAGCAGTGAGCCGTCAAGCAGCGAGCCATCGAGTAGTGGATCGTGCCCGCCCGGCAACGGCTTGACGACGACCGTCGATGTGCTGATTCCCTGTCCGACCCGCAGCGGCGACACGATCACGTTTCCCACGCAGCGCTGGACATTCGTCTGCGGGCAGCTTCGCGACGTCGCTGCCGGCTCGCCCTGCACGGTGCCGATCTGCTGCGACTCGTCGAGCGACGGCAGCGAAAGCACGGCACGGTTCTATGAGCTCGAATGCCTCAGCAAGAACCGGCTGATGAAGCGCCCGGTGGACGTTCACAACGCCACGCACATCGACCGGGGCGACTGGCAGCGCGAGGAGTGCTGCGAGCCGTGCGAGAGCAGTTCCTCAAGCTCGTCCAGCTCGTCGAGCTCCAGTTCATCGAGCAGCAGTTCGAGCTCCAGTAGCAGTTCGTCGAGCTCATCCACCTCCGGTTCTTCGAGCAGTTGCTCGTCCAGCTCGTCATCCGGCAGCGAATCATCATCAGGCAGCGACAGTTCGTCGTCGAGCGAACCGTCGAGCAGCAGTTTTTCCCCGAGCAGTAGTTCTTCAAGCACGTCGTCGCCAAGCTCTTCCAGTTCTGTTTCCGAATCTTCATCGAGTAGTGAGTCGTCATCGAGCGGCAGTTCGTCCTCCAGCCAGCTTTCGTCGAGCAGTTCAACGAGCGGTTCATCGTCGGGAAGCTCCAGCGAATTGTCCAGCGGCAGTTCATCCAGTTCATCTTCGTCGAGTTCCTCTTCCAGCAACAGCAGCGAAGGCAGTTCATCATCCTCGTCCGGTTCGGCGAGCACGCCGTCGAGTAGCAGTCCGTCGACTTCGAGTGGGCCTTCTTCGAGCTCGTCATCAGAACCCTCCTCGTCGCAGGGAGTCCTGCTGGCCGAGCTGCGAATCCTGTCGCAGGGTCCGCTGGTCGAGATACCCAGTCCACAAATCGAGGGAAGCACCGAACTCAACGCGGTGCAGATGCTGGCCCAATCGAACGAGCCGGAGGCGCGCGAGAACGAACACTTTGTCCAGGGCACTCTGCTGCTTGGCGGCGTGTTGGGCTGGTATCGCTGGTCGTTCTATCGCGCGGGCGACCAGTACGTCCTTGAACTTGAACATTCGGCGGGCCTGGGCGCGTGGTGGAGCGCGCCGCGCACGCTCGTCGTGCGCTACACGGGCACAACCTCTCCCTTAAACCTGACCCACGATGGAGGGCAGCTTCGCGGATGGCCTTCTACGATGACGATCACGCCGATCCCGTAGACGGCGAGGTCACCTCGCCGGTGCCCTTCGAGCGGCGGCGGTTGTACCTGCAGCCGTACTCGCGGAAGCGGCGGAACTATAACCTCGCTGCGCACCGTACCAGCGGCGGTGTCGTGCTGGCCTGGCGCGCGCAGCAGGATCTGGGCCAGCCGTCGGAGTTGTGGCTCGGTTGGTTTGACCTCGACACGCATGGGTGGACGACCGAACCGCGCAAGCTTGCTCTCGGCGCGGCCTCGCCCGAAGACCCACGCGTGTTCGACTGGCGCGGCCGCCTGGCGATCAGCTACGCCTCGGTGCTGCGGTCCGGCGTCATTCAGGAGGTCTCCCTTCTCGATCGGGCCTTGCGGCCGAGGTTCGAGTGGCAGATTCGCTCGCCTTTCGGCCGCGCGATCGAGAAGAACTGGCTGTGGTTCACCGCCGCGGGCGGCGTTCATCTGCTTTACAAACCCCACGTCGTACTGCGCGTGGCAGGCAGCGGATCGCGGTTCTTCGCCCGCGAGCTGGGGGATATCCGCGGCGGCGCGCCGCCGGTGCGCGTCGGCGACGAATTCTATTGCTTCGCGCACGCCGCGTCGAAGCTGGGCGACGTGCATTACTACTCGGCCGTCCTGTACACGTTTGCCGCCAGGCCGCCGTTTGCCGTGCGGCGCGTCGCCGCCGTGCCGATCCTCACGTCGGACGTGGGCGACACGGGCGACGGAAAGAAGGTCGTCTACCCATGCGGCGCCGTACTCAGCGAGCCGGGCGGCACATGGACCGTGGCCTACGGCCTGCACGACCGCTACGCCGAACTGGCGCGATTCGACTTCGACGACCTGGAAAGCCTTTTGGAGCCCGTTGACCAAGTAGGAGGACAAGACCCATGAGATTCTGGTGCATATCCTTGCGCGAGCGGCTCGACCGCCGATCGCGCGCCGAGCGGCATTTCCGCGATCACCGCATCCCGGTGACGATTCTGGACGCCTGGAACGGCCACGCCTCGGGCGTCGCGACGCGGTTCCCGTTCGAGCGCTGCTGGTATCACGTCAGCCCCGGTTGCGTGGGAAACGCGATCTCGTGGTACGGCGCGCTGCAGGCGATCCAGGGGAGCGACGACGAGGTTCACATTGTCTTCGAGGACGACGTGCATCTGGCCGAGAACTTCGCCAACAAGCTGGAAAAACTGATTGAGGCCGCGCCGGACGACTGGGACGTCATCTATCTCGGCCACTGCTGTACCGACGGCAAGCAGGCGACGGCCGCGTCGCCCGGCCTGGCGGAAATAAGGTATCCGCAATGCACGCACGCCTTGGCCATTCGCCGCCGCGCTGCGCCGGTCTTGCAGCGGGCGGCGATGCTCGCCTGGGGGCCGATCGACATTCAATTCGAACTGTTGGCGCTTCCTCAACTCCGCGTCTATTGCGCCACGCCCCCCTTGGTATCGCAGTGCGACAGCCCATCCTCCATCCACCGCCCGGTCGGAGGCTGGGAAGCGATTCCCGGCTGGTTCGACTTCCAGGACGTCTACGACGAATTCGCCGTCGCGCCGGACGGTTCGATCATCGTCGAGGTCGGCTCCTGGCTCGGTCGCTCGACCGCTTACCTCGCCACGCGGCTGAAGGAGCGCGGGGCGTGCGTGGAATTCTATGCCGTCGACACCTGGCGCGGCTCGCAGTCGGAGCAGGGCCAGCTGGATCACGTGGAGGATGCGGGCGGTTCGCTCTTCTGGCACTGGCACGGCAACATGCTCGGTTGCCACGTCCGCGGCTACGTCTCGCCGATGGTCTGCGACAGCGTCTCAGGGGCCGACCGGTTTGCCGACGCGTCCGTATGGCGGGTGTTCATCGACGGCGATCACGCGCACGAGGCGGTCTTGCGCGACGTGCGCGCCTGGCTTCCCAAGCTCGCACCGGGCGGCGTCATCGCCGGCCACGATTACGACCGCGAATCGGTGAAGGGCGCGGTTGCCGAGGCGCTCGGCGACCGCAAAGTGGAACAACGCCCTCCTCGCTCCTGGTGGTGCCAACCATGAAGCTGTTCTTGATGGGCTATCCGGGCGACCTGGGCGGCGCCTGCACCGAAGCGTGGCACACGGTCAAGCTGTGGCGGCGGTTCAATGCCGACGTTCACTTGATCCCGACTTGGGGAACCGACGCCAAGTGGCGATCGCGCGTCGACGCGCTGGGTTGTACGACGCACGCCGCGACGCCGGAAACGCTCGATCAGGTGCCCGGTCTGGCCGGCGCGACGGTGGTCAGCTTTTGCAACGCGGCGTTCCTGGCCAACGCCAAGCGACTGCGGGAACTCGGCTGCCGACTGGTCTGGGTCAACTGCATGACCTGGCTGTTCGACGCCGAGCGGAAATTCTATCGCGAGTCCGGCCCGTTCGACGCCTTCGTGTTCCAGTCCGAGTTTCAACGCTCGATGCTCGAACCGGAATTGACGCAGCTTGGCTACAAGCGTGATCTAGGCCATCTGATCCGCGGCGCGTTCGACTTCGACGAGTGGGAGTTCAACCCGCGGCCACACGCCGAAGGCGAGGCATTCGTCGTCGGCCGCGCCGCGCGGCCCGATCTCGACAAGTGGTCCAGCAACACCTGGCCCATCTACAACCGCATCCAGTACCGGAACAAGCGGGCGTTGATGCTGGGGATGGACGAACGGACCCATCAAAAGCTCGGAACGCCGCCGGCCTGGGCAGATTGCCTCAAACCGATGGCGTTGCCGGCGCACGACTATTTCCGTCAGTTGCACTGCACGCTGCCGGTTAACGGCGGCGCCCGCGAGAATTGGCCCCGCGTCGGGTTGGAGGCGATGGCCGCCGGCGTGGCGGTCGTCGCCCAGAACCAATGGGGCTGGCGGGAAATGATCGAGCACGGCGTAACCGGCTTCCTCGGCAGTTGCGACGAGGAACTGGCCCACTACACCGCCATGCTCGCCTACGACGAAGAGTTGCGAATGCGAATCATCCACGCCGCCCGCGAGCGTTTGGTCAACGAACTGGCCAGCCCCGACGTGCTGTGGGCCGGCTGGAAACGTCTCTTTGAATCCGTTGCGGGAGAAAGGAGGGCCGCCGCATGAATGAAGTCACCGGCGTCATGTTGAATTGGAAACGACCGACGAACGTAGCCCGCATCCTGTCGGGTTGGCAAGCCAGCGGCATCGTGACCGAGGCCATCGTCTGGAACAACAATCCGGCCGCGGCGTTTCGCCACCACTGGGCAAACGTGATCAACGCGGCCCAGGACATGGGGCTTTACACCCGCTTCGCGGCCGCGTGCCTGGCCGGCAACGACTGCGTGCTGATCCAGGACGACGACCTGGAATTGCCGGCCGAATCGCTGCGGGCGCTGGTTGATGCGTGGCACGACGATCCCGACATCATTCACGGCGTCTTCGGCCGCGCTCCAAAGCCCGACGGATCGTATGCCCGCAACATCGGCGGCGACACCGAGTCGCCTATTGTGCTGACCCGCGTACTGGTCGCTCATCGCCGCTATGCATCGCGGTTCTTTCAAGTTGTCCCGACGTTCGACGACGTGCAGCGGGAAGGAAAGCCGGCGGGCAATGGCGAGGACATCATCTTCAGCTACGTCGCCATGAGCGAATCGGGCCGCCTCAATCGGGTCCATCGAGTCGCCGTGAACGAACTGCCCGCGCCGCACTCGATCCACGGCCGCAACTGGAAGGGCCACGTCGCACACCGAACCCGCTTACTTCGAGCCTGCGAAACCTGGCTGAAAGGAGGGCGACATGAAGATCGCCGCGATCTGTTGCACGTATAAGCGACCCAACGAGCTGGCGACCGCCATCGAGTGCTTTTTGCGCCAGGACTATCCGGCCGAAATGCGCGAGCTGATCGTATTGGACGACGCCGACCAGTACGACAGCCAGCAAGGCGACGGCTGGCGGGTCGTGTCACTTCCGTTTCGTTTCCGCACGCTGGGCGAGAAGCGCAATGCCAGCGCGGGACTCGTCTCGCCCGACATTGAGGCCTACTGCGTCTGGGACGACGACGACATCTATCTTCCCTGGCACATGACCGCCGCTGCGGCCGCCTTGGCCGAAGCCGACCACACAATCCCCACCGTCATCTACAACGACAAGCGGAATCGCGTTCAGCGCAAGGCCAACCAGTATCTCTTCCACGGCGCGTGGTCGTTCCGTCGCGAGGCGTTCGAGCGGGTCGGCGGCTACCCGTTCATCCAGAGCGGCCACGACCAGGGCCTTCTGCGGCGGTTCAAGGCCGCCAAGCTGCGCCGCGCCGATCCGATCCAGCACGATCCGCGGCCGAGTTACGTCTACCGCTGGTTCACCGCACACTCCACGCACATCTCGGCGATGGGCGCGAATGGATACAAACGGCTCGGGCAAACGCCGGTGCAGCGGATCGCGAGTATCGAGCCACGTTGGGAAGTCGATTGGCTGGGCCTCGCGAACGCCGAACTGAAGGAGGCAACATGATTTTCGGCATTGGATTGGGACGCACCGGCACGCGCAGCCTGACGGAGGCGTTGCGCTTGATGGGCCTCAATGCGGTGCATTGGGATGACCGCGGTGCACATGTTTTGGACCGCTGGTACGAATCCGACCTGTCGCTGCCGGCCGATCTCGACGCCTTTATCGAAGGCCCGTTTGTCCGCTGGTGGCGCGCGGCCGATCGTCTGTTTCCCGGCAGTCGCTTCATCCTGACCACGCGTGGCAAGACCGAGTGGCTCGAATCGGTCGAGCGATGGATGGGCCGATGGAACCCGCCCGTCGGCGATGAGTGGTTCAACCGGCGACTGTTCTACTGGGGCACGACGCGATTCCATCGCGACATCTTCTCGGCGGCGTGGGACGAACATCACGAATCAGTGCAGCGGTACTTCCAGGGCCGCGACAACTTGCTGGTGATCGACATCGCCGCCACACCCGCCTCCGAGTTGTGGGCGTCGCTGAGCGAGTTCCTCGGTCGTCCAATCCCGGATACGTCGTTCCCACATTTGAACAGGAGCACCGAATGAAGCGACCCAATCGATTTCTATTTGACGACGCTATCGCCGCTTTCCACGAGAAGAAGGGCCGGGTGATTGTCGAGGTCGGCGGGATACGCAACCGCAGTTGGCGCGATACGGACGGGCACAGCACGCTGCGCTGGCCGGCGGACGCGACCGTGTGGTCGGTGGACAACAATCCAGCGACGGTGAAGCTCACGCGGGAAATGACCGCCGACCGACCGAACGTGTTTTGCGTTCTGGCCGATGCCCTGGCATTTCTTCGGGCCTTTCCGGTCCGCGTCGATCTCTTGTATCTCGACGGTCCACACCCTGACCGTGAAGACGGTCGCAATTGGCATTTCGAAGCGTATCAAATGGCGGCGATGAACCACCATGCGGTCTTGGTGATCGACGACACGGACCTGCCTCGACTTGGCAAGGCCGAATTCGTTGTGCCGGCGGCGATAGAGGACGGCTTCGAGGTCGTCGCCAGCGACCGACAGACGCTCATGGTGAGGTGAAGATATGCTGCGTGTGATTACGATGACTGCCTACCGCCGCCCGGCGTACACGCGCGAGGTGCTGGCCGCACTGGCGAAATGCGATGGGATCGCCGACTGGCTACTACTGCCCAACGTCGAGCCGGGCAACGAAGAGGTGATCGCCGCCTTCCGCGAGTGGGACGCCTGCGAGATGCGCCTCGTCGTGAACGAAAAGCGTCTCGGCCTGAACAGAAACACCCATGAAGCCGTGTTCCGAGCTTTCAAGCTACGCGCCGATGTGATGGTCCACCTGGAAGACGACACCGTTCCCAGCCCCGACGCTTTGCGGTATTTCGACTGGGCCGTGCGCGAACTGCTGATCCCGGACGTCAAATCCCCGGACGGATGCCAGATCCTCTTGGCGTCCGGCTACAACAAACCGAAATCCGAGCCGCCTCCCGACCAGTCCCACGCTTGCGCCACCCGTCCGATCTGGTCGCCCTGGGGATGGGCCGTCGACCGATCTCGCTTGACCTGGCTGATCGTCAACTGGTGCTTCCGCAACCGCAAATGCTTCACCTGCCAATTCCGCGCCCAGTACCGCCGCACCCGCCGCGAGGTGTTTCCGATACTCAGCCGCATCCAGAACATCGGCTACGAGATGGGCGAGAACGGCCGGACGCCCCAGTGGTATCGCGCGAACCATCGGACTCCATGGGTGGCGAACGCCGAGAATCACTTGGGTTTCTCCCTTCAACCGCCGAATACACCCTGAGTCTCGCGTCCCCTTGGTTTTCGGCGGGTTTCGGCCCTCTTCCTATCTTTTTGTGCCGCCAGCGGTTACAATAATGCCCTCAATCGAAGGCCACTGATTTGGACGGGACCCGATAATGGCACGAGAAACAACACTGATTCTGCTGACTCTGGCTGGGCTCTGCTCTACACCTGTTTGTGAACGAGTTGCGACGGGGCAGGATACGTCTCGCCAATACTCAATTCTATTGGTGGTCCACCAAGAGAGTGAACTCCAGGACGAAACGAAATCAAGGGCGTCAGCGAAGAGACTTCGTTCCGGCACTGCACTTATTGGCCTCCGCCCCCAAGCGTTCGGCGACCCAGCTCGCCCTGGCTGGCGGGTTGCCACGCTCGATGACCAACCTCGGCATGGCTGGGTCCGTGCTGGGGCCGTTTCGACCATCGCCACACGAACCAAAGAACTCAAAGCTACAGCCATAGCTCTCCGTGCAGCTGGCTCCGGCAAAAAGCAGTCGCTCCCCGAACTGATCTTGGTTCAGAACAACCCTGCGATTCAACAGGCTTGGCGAGAAGTCTCCATCGCGATTTCCGAGAACGATGCACTGCCAGAGGACGAGCGACTACCTGAACCGTATTTTGCTCGCGCCGAGATTTGGGCTTCTGTCAAGAACTACTCGGATTCACTTCAAGACTACCTCACTGCGATCAAATACGCTCGGAAGTCAAATCGTGACATTCTGACTTACTCAGAGTATTTCGATAGCCTATACGACGTCGCCGAGAAGCTGCAAAACATTCCTGTTCCAGCAGAGGGAGCAGAATCGGAGTTTTTCTTTGCCGCCAGAAGACATTACAGCCACGGAAACACAAAATTCTTTACGGGTGATCTTCGCGAAGCACTGGACCGATTCGATAGCGCCGTTCAGCTTGCGCCTGATCAGCCACTTTATTGGTATTTCCGCGCGTTGACTCATAAACGCCTTGGAGACGAACAAAGGGCGCAGCACGACGCGTTGGAGATACTGTCAAATGTTGTGGATGACGTGACCTGAAGGCGGCGTCCTTTGAAGCTTCAGAATACCGGTTCCTCTTCTCTGTTTCCCGTGTTCATGACGGTCTGATCCACGGCACATCTCGGCCGAG